TTCAAACTATTCATTCATATGTAACGTTCATGAAGTAGCACCATCAAATTATCAAATGGTTGTTGATTATTACCCAAGTGGATTTACAAGTGATAAAGTAAGGTTAGTTGCTAAAACATCAACATCGCCACAAAATTCACAAACATTACCGTTAAAACCGACTTATTCACCATTACCACCACCATCACAAACTACTGAAAAATCATTCGTTGCTGATTTTTTCATCGATAATAATATAGAGTTCACCAAAGAAAATATTCAAACACTATATCCACTTATTAGGTTGTATACGGAACAAAAAAGAATAGATAGTACATTTAATAATACTAAATTTACAACTTATATAAATGACTTTCTTACTGACCGTTATCAGTTACAAAATAATATGGTAAATGAAACGTTTTCTAATCTTAATAAAATATTAAAAGAAATTGAAGTCGATGACGGATTACCAAAAACGGCATCAAATGGTGACACAACAAAATTATCATTATATAACACACTAAAAGGTTTTAACGATAAGTGGATTGCTGGGTCAGATTTAAAAAACAATACATTGTTTGAAGACTTTTTGTTTATGGATAGGGCTAATAGTGATTTAGGTAATGACTTCACTCTTGACGTTAAAAAAGTGGTTAGCAGATTAGATTTAGAAAAAGGACAGTCTCAAAGTCTAATGTCATTAATAAGTGGTATTTTAGAAGATAATTATTTTCTTTTTATGGCTATGCCGGCTTACGTAAATTTTTATGGAATACAACAGGCATTAAAAGATGGACAACCATTAAAAGATAGTGAAATAGGTAATTCATTATTTGGCACTTATCTTGAAGTTGATTACACAGAGTCAAGTCCTAAATTTTTATGTCTTTATGTTGGTAACCCATCTGAATACCCAAAACCAAAAGAAAATACTTTTAATAGATTTGGTGATGATAGTTTTGATTTGAGAGTACCTGACAATCCGGTAAGAAGGTCAGATACAAAAACCAATTATTCCTTAAGTAATAAAGTTGTTGGATTTGCTGTTGATTTTGGAATAAGAAATCAAAATATGTTTAAGGGGTTAGAGTTAGACATGTCTGAAATGAAAAATACATCAGAGTCTTTTCAAGTGTATGCTGATATGGGTAGTTCCGTTGCGGGTGATAAAGTTGCTCAACAATCACAATCTTTATATAGTATATACAAATCTAGGTCATACGCTTGTGGGGTGAGTTCTATGGGTAACGCCATGATACAACCAACTATGTATTTTGTATTAAGACACGTACCAATGTTTTATGGGCCGTATTGGATTACTGAAGTAAGTCATAATATTTCTGAAAGAGGGTTTGATACTAAATTTAAAGGAACAAGAATACCAAAATATAGTTTACCAAAAGTTGACAACCTATTAGCGTCGGTTAATAAAGATGTAATTAGTGAAATTAAAAAAATAGCAGAGGCGGATAAAAAACCTAAAACCGAAACAGAACTTAAAGAAGAAAAAGGTTTAAGTGAAAATCCACCAATACAAACTTTAGCTGGTAAACAAACAGAATGTGAAACAGACAACCAATATCCTACCATACCTTTTGTTGATTTAATTGAAACGCCATTTACTGTTTCAGAAATAGCACCACTTATAAGGGCGGCAACTCCAGACATTTATTTACGTTCTATTATATTAGGTATTGCGTATGGATTAATGCCAGGAACAACAATTAATAACGGTGTATTTAACTGTATGAATAATAATCCATTTGAAATTAATACAAAAACTAAATTTAATGGTAATTTACCAACTTTAATAAAAGAACAGTCTTGCGTAAATATTAAAAATGTTGCAGTACCTTTAGTGAAATTTGCAACATTAGCTGACTCAATTTACTTTATGGTTTCATTTATGAGTCAAGTAATGAATCAAGTACAACCACTTAAGTTACTAAATCCCGATACAAATGAAAGTAAAAGTTACGGTAAAGCTTTATATCAATTAGCATTTACGTGTTGGGAAACATCGACGGCTTTTGGTGATAGTAACGCTAAGCCACCAACACCACCATTAACTACAAAACAAATAAAAGAAGTAACTGAAAAATATTTCAAAGACGGTAATTTTATGACTGTATATGAATATAGGATAGAATCATTTACCACCGCTTATAAATATTTTTTACAAAACCCTAACTAAGATATATTTATATAATAAAAAACATGGATATGAAAGCACTTTTAGACGATTATCTTAAAAAAGATACAAGAATCACAAAAAGAGATAATGGTAATGGATACCAAGAAGTTTGTGATTTAGACACAGGAGATTGTTATACAATCAGAATGAAAGACGGTTTAATTGAAAGAGTGGATAACACACTTAAAACAAACAGAACATTAAAAGTTGAAACACCACAAGGCGTAAAAACATTATTAAACGGGTAAAAAAAATTAAAATGAGCATAGAAAAAAAAATATTGGAAGAATTAAGAAGATTTAATCAAATTAATTCTTACTTATTGAAAGAACAACCTGAGGTACCACCGGCACCTGAAGATGTTCCACCTGCACCTGATGCGGGTGAAGTTGCTCCTGACCCAGCAATGGCAGGTGCAGACCCAGCTATGGGAGCTCCTGACCCGGCAATGGCAGGTGCAGACGCGGCAGCCGTTCCACCCCCTGCTGGTGGTGAAGCAATACCTGAACCAATTGATATTGAAAACGACCCGGATGTTGAAGAGGTTGGAGCTGAAACTCCTGAAGATGCAGAAACTGAGGAAATCGATATCACTGACCTTGTAACTTCACAACAAGAAATCCAAGCAAAACAAGATGAGTTTATGGATAATATGTTTACTAAATTGGACGACTTAGCATCAAAATTAGAAAACATGGACCAAATTATGACTAAGATAAATGATTTGGAAACTAAATTTGATAAGTATAGAGAGAAAACACCTGAAGAGAAATTAATGTTACGTTCTTTAGATTCTTACCCTTACAATCAAAAATTAACAGATTTTTTTCAAGATAAAGAAGAAGAGATGGAGAAAACAGGAAAAAATGAATATGTTCTAACATCGGACGAAGTTGAAAACTTTTCACCAAATGAGGTAAAAAAAACATTTAACATTTACGATAAGGAAGAAGATAATATGTAAGAAACATAAAAAAAATAATGTGATAAAAGAGGGGGTTCTGCCCCCTTTTTTTATTTGACAAACTTAAATATTCACCTATATTTATTGTAGATAAAAGAGTAATAATTAAAAATTTATTTATGGCAAATTCAGTATTAGATTCAGTACTAGCACAGTACGAAAAGAACGCACAACCAGGTGGTTCACAGAGAACAAGTATCTCACAAGAAGACAGATTAAAGAAGTATTTTTCGGCAATCTTAATGAAAAACGAAACTTCTGCACAACGTAGAGTTCGTATCTTACCTACTAAAGATGGTTCGTCACCATTTGTTGAGGTTTGGTATCACGAAATTCAGGTTAATGGACAATGGGTTAAATTATACGACCCTGAGAAAAATGACAACGAACGTTCTCCACTTACAGAAGTTTATAATGAACTTATCCAAACGGGTAAAAAAGAAGACAAAGAATTGGCATCACAATACCGTTCACGTTTATTCTACATCGTTAGAGTAATTGACCGTGATAACGAACAAGATGGTGTTAAATTTTGGAGATTCAAACACAATTACAAAAACGAAGGTATCTTGGATAAAATCCTTCCTATTTGGAAAGCTAAAGGTGACATCACAGACGCAGAAAAAGGTCGTGACTTAATCATCGAACTTAAGAAAGCTAAAACTCCACAAGGAAAAGAGTATACTGTTATTCAAACGGTTATGTATGACGACCCAGCATCACTTCACGAAGATAAAGGAATTATGAGTGGATGGTTGGAAGATGAGTTAACATGGAATGATGTATATTCTAAAAAACCTGTTGAGTATTTAGAGGCAGTTGCAGTTGGTGAGACACCGATGTGGTCATCTGAACTTAAAAAATATGTTTACGGTGAGACTGCAGACATTTCTCTTGGAGGAGCAAAACAAGAAACACCAACTCCTGTTGACCCACAAGCAAACGAAGAACCGGCAGAAGATTTGCCATTCTAATTAAACTTTAACTTGGACACTCAGATAGACTAAGTGTCCAAGTTTTTTAAAATCAAAAAAAAATGAAACCTTTTTTAGCTGAAAAATTAAAAGACGCTCTTATAAAAAAATATGAAGCAGAAATCGCAGATGCAGAAGCAAGACTTTATGTTTATTTTGTAAACCCTGTTGGGATTGGAGAGCACCCACAACACACCGAAGAAATGGATAATTTAGTTACACAACTTACAGACGCAAAAGACAAGTTGGAAACTATAAAAAATTTTAAAATTTACGAAGCATAATGGCTATTAAAAAGAACGATTTTAGTTCACTAAAGAAAAAATTCTCTACATCTGCAAAGTACAAACCTCAAAGATTCTTTGACTTAGGTTCTGACTTTTTAGATGCGGTTGGATTACCAGGTCCTGCGATTGGACACTTAAATATGTTATTGGGTCACTCCGATACAGGAAAAACAACAGCACTTGTTAAAACTGCTGTCGATGCACAAAAGAAAGGTATTTTACCTGTGTTTATTATCACAGAACAAAAATGGTCTTTCGAACATGCAAAGATAATGGGATTTGAATGTGAAGAGGTTGTTGATACTGAAACGGGTGAACTTGATTGGGACGGATTCTTTATCTTTAATAACAACTTTGAATACATCGAACAAATTACAGATTACATTAATAGTTTGTTAGATGCACAAGAAAAAGGTGAATTGGATTATTCATTATGTTTCTTGTGGGATTCAGTTGGTTCTGTTCCTTGTAAGATGACATATGAAGGTAAAGGTGGTAAACAACACAACGCT